GCTGCTTGATGGTGAAGTAAAGGGTGCGGCCAATGACATGCGTAAGGACATCAACCGTCAGGTATTCGGTGACGGCACCGGGCTTCTGGCCTCAGTGTCGGCTTCGGCCACCGCCACGGTTGGTCCGATCACCGTTGACTCGATCCAGTACCTCCATGTTGGAGATCCGGTCGATGTTCTGCGGCGCACCGATGGTTCCACCCTTCAGGGCGGTTCCGACAACTCGGTGACGGCACTCGATGCCACCGGCAAGACGGTCACGCTGAACACTGTTGTTACCGGCACCATCGGTACCACGTTCGGCCTGTACGTCGCGGGCAACCGCAGCCAGGAAATGGACGGCCTCCGAAACATCGTTTCGACCAGCCGTACCCTCCACTCGATCAACTCCGCTACCGCTGGTAACGAGTTCTGGAACGGAAACGTTCGGAGCGTCGGAACCCAGGCCGGTTCGGAAGTGGTCGCTGGTGAGTCGCAGTTTGAACTCATCTCGGATGACGTTGGTATGACCGGACAGGGTGAAACCTCTGTCTACATCACCACCCGTGGTATTCGCCGCAGGCTCGCGGACACGTTCCAGAGCCAGAAGCGTTTCACCAACGCCGATGCTGTCAAGGTTCACGGAGGTTACTCCGCGATCATGGTCAGTTCCGGTCAGGGTGAAGTTCCGGTCATCATTGATGATGACTGCCCGAAGACCAATGTGTTCGCCATTGATACGTCGGCGCTCCGTTGGTTCCAGCTGGCACCTCCCGGTTGGATGGAACGCGATGACGGTGGCATTTTCCACCTGAAGGACGGTTCCACCGCAGGTACCAAGGTGGCGAGTTACCAGGCGTGGATGCGCTGGTACGCCGCTCTGGCTTCGGTCGCGCCTAACAGGCTCGGTCGTCTCCAGTTCTGCACTGACGATAACCCCACGGTTACGGCCTAGGGTTCTGAGATTGGGGCCCGGCTTTCGGGCCGGGCCCCTTTTTCTTTTAGGAGAAATATGAACGCAGGTACCGATAAGTCAGTGAATTGTGTGACCGAGCCGCAGGCCAAGATGCAAAGGGCTGTGCTCGCCCAGATCAAGAACAAAACCGTTGGGGGCAAGTCCCTTCCGTCCGTCAAGAGTGGTGCCCGTCCGGTCAAGTAGGTAGCCTTATGGCCGATGATTCAGCAGCGCGTCACAGTTCCACAGCAGTTGGAGAGAGCCGAACGCGAGGGCTGGGGTTACACGGGGGATATGGCGACGGAGCGGGAGGTTCTGGAGTTCCTGTTTGGTTTAGTGCGGGTGGAGAAGCCAGAGGTGTGCGTCGAAACCGGGACGTATCATGGCCATGGAACACAGGCGATAGTCAGTGCTTTGGAATTGAACAAACGCGGCCATCTGTGGACGGTTGAGAATGCGGATTACGAGTACCTTCCAAAGGACCGGGTTACCTATGTCACTGGAGATTCGGTTGAGTGGGCCAGCGTATCCGCTCCGGATTTCTGCGATCTGGCACTTTTAGACTGCGGACCCCCGGAAGTGCGGGTTCAGGTCATGGCGAACATTTGGCCGAAGATCAACGAGGGCGGCATCGTGCTGGTTCACGATGTTGCTTTCTATCAGGATGAGTTCCTGGTTGCGCTTGAGGATGCGGCGGGCCAGCGGGCCAACGTAACTTTCCCAGCTTTGAACGGGCTGGCTTTATGGAGGAAACAATGACTTGGACTGGCGAGCTGGAACCGATAGCTATTCAGCAGATCCACAAGGGGCAGACAGGCAAGGCCATTGAGGTGGATCAGGATGTGCTTGGTGTGGTGAAGCAGTTGAAGCAGATCGACCCGACCCTGTATGTGCGGTGGTCTGAGAAGGGCGAATACTTTGTGGTGTATTGCCGTCTGCCGGATGAGCCCCCGGGAACCGGCAACGTGGTGCTTATGGTCCGCGAACTCGATCAGCGCGTGGTGAGTTCGATCCAGAAAGCGAAGTGGGAGCAGCAGCAGGACGGGTATTCCCTTGCGGACATACTGGACAAAAAGGATGATGACGCGAAGAAGCAGCGTGATTATGAGTTCAGCCAGCAGATCGGTGAACGTGCCGAGAGGTTAGCTCACGCGATCCGTAAGGACTTCCATTTCGATCAGAACCGTGTTGCCATTCCGAAAGATGTACCGACTCTTGAAATTGCTAAAGACCTGAAGGGCATAAAGAAGTGACCGACGAAAAAGCGTCCTATTCCAAGCACCATCTAGAGGATGAGGCACCGCCCCGCATCTATGTGGGCATCCCGAGTCGCGGGCCCGTACATATCGCATGGCACATGAACATGATTGACCTCTCATGGCCTGTGAACGAGTCTAGGAAAACCCGTATCGCACCGGGCATAGAAGTGGCGAACGCCCGTAACAACCTTGTTCTGGACGCTCAGGGGGTGGGTTCCAAGTACATGTTCTTCATTGACGATGATGTGGTGGTGCCAAGGGACGCACCGCAACACATGATCTACCAAATGGAGACACACCCGGAGTGGGACATGTTGACCGGGATCTATGTCACCAAGACCGTTCCGCCCGAACCTTTGGTGTTCGGTGGGGAGCCCGGAACTTCGGGGGCTTATTGGGATTGGGTGGTTGGCGAAACGTTCCCTGTGTGGGGTGCCGGTATGGGCTGCGCCCTGATCCGCATGACCGCCTTTGACAAGTTCCCCGATCCGTGGTTCAAGTTCTCCAAAGCCGACATTCACGGCGGCGGCACCCACGAAGAGGGTGAAGACATGTACTTTTGCCGGAAGCTGCGGGAGGCCGGGGGAACCATCATGGCCGATGGCTCGGTCATATGTGGGCACATCGACGTGAAGAACGGCAAGATGTACCGTTTGTGGGCCGATACCCCGCCTGTCAGGAACGCAAGGCAGGAAATCCGGGACAACACCGGGGGCCTCATTTCCAAGGAACCCGTCATGCTTCTCCAGGCGAAAGACCCGGCTAAGTTCCCGGCGAACCCGGATGGTCCGCGCCCGTCGAAGGCCCCGCCGCCACCTCCCCGTAAGAAGCGCAAGCGGAAGTAGCTAGACTTAGGGCATGACCCTTGATGAGATTGTTGCGGAGGTGCTGTCACACCAGTTTGCCGCAGGCCAATACACCGACTACCTGATGGGCACCGGCAGCTACGGTGAAGGCATCGTGACGCAGGCCCAAAACTATGTGGCCGCGCAAACGGATTTCCGTGAGCTGTTCACGGCGGTAACCACCACGTTGAGCGCCGGTACGGAGGATCTGACCCTGCCCACCGATTTCTCCCGGCTGTATTCGCTTGTGTGTGTCGGATCGACGGGCCAAGAGAACATTGCCTTGCGGCAGATCACCCCATCGGATTTCGATGCGCTGTCCAACGATTCGACCGGCAGGCCCTATTTCTATGATGTGAACGGTGACACTCTCAGCGTGTACCCGACACCGGACGCTTCTTATGACATTCAGCTCCGGTACTGGAAGGTGCCCGCCGCACTAACGGTTGGCACGGATGAGCCCGAGATTTCGCCCGTGTACCACCACCTACTTGTCTCCTACTCACTTGTGAAGTGCTTTGAACGGGAGAACGATTATGACGCTGCCATGTACCACCAGTCACGATTTGACACCGAGCTGATGAAGTGCCGTGGGGAAGTTCAGTACGACACGAACGACAAAACGCAGCCGCGTGTTGCCGCCGGAATGTGGAATCCCCCGGAAACGGTGCTGACTGTCTGGAGCCAGTAAGTGGCGCGAGGAAATCCTGTCGTATATTCTGATTTTTCGGGTGGGGTGAACCTGGCTGCGGCCCCGTATCTGCTGGCCGAAAACCAGTGTCAGGATGCCCGTAATCTGACGGTGGGGGCGACGAACTCTTTGCGGAAGAGGCCCGGCAACACACTGTTGTCTGAACCCTCCACGCTCGATTCCGTTCACTCGCTGTTCCCGGCTAACGTGACCACTAAGGTTCTGCTGGCTGTCGGCAAGCAGGCATCGGCTTCCAATGACCGCATTATCAAGATTGACACGGGCGGCACCGCCACCACACTTGTTGATTCGCTGACCCAGGGGCAGAGGTGGGAGTGGGTTCAGGCCCCTACTTCCGGTAGCCAGGGCCCCATATATGGTGTCAACGGGGTAGATCCGCCTAAATATCTGACGATGGCGGGGGCCATTGGAGACTGGACAGCATCCACGGGCACGATCCCGACCAGCTACAAATACCTTCTCTACCATGCCGACACGATCTGGGCGACTGGCTCCAGTTCGGAACCGGGCAGGGTCCGGTATTCGGGGCTTACGGGAAGTTCTGTCCCGGCCCCGGACCCCCGTGACTGGAACGCCGACCATTATGTGGACATTGAACCGCAGGACGGGCAGCTCATAACGGGCATCGGCAAGGTTGCCTCTTACATCCTGGTGTTCAAACCGCACAACACCTATGCGATCACTGACCCGTCCACCGGGGCGTGGCGGCAGGTGAACAGTGGTATTGGTTGCGCCGCCCACCGTTCCATTGTGGAAACACAGTCGGGCACCATTTTCTTGTCAGAGGATGCGGGTGTGTGTATGACTGACGGGGCCGATGTGTACAAGATCGGTGAGAACGTTGATCCGCTCATTCGGCAGGCCGCAGAAAACTACCCCACAGCCTTGGCTAATGCGTGTGGTACTTACCGTAACGACTCCTATTTCCTGTCTATCCCCACCGCATCATCCTCTAACGACTTGACATTGGAGTACCATCTGCCGACTAAGAGTTGGTGGATTCACACTTTCGCCTCTAACCAGTTCGCGCTCCTAGATCCGAACACCACACCGAAACTGTATTCGGCGCACACAACCGACAACAAGGTGCTGCGGGCATTGGTCCCCGACACCTACGCCGATGAGAACGTGGCCTACTCTGTGTATTGGGAGGGGCCGTTCTGGCCGTTCGGGCAGCCACACATCAACAAACGGCTCACACAGGTCCGTATGGACGGGGCCGGGATCTGGCTGCTTTATCTGGCCACCACCTTTGAGGGTGACTATGAACTGATTGACGGCATTGATTGGGAGGTGCCGGATGCCGGTACCACGTTCGGTGTGGACGGCACGTTTCGCCCAAGCCCGGATGACGGCACGGACTTCGGCCCGGAGGCGGGCATTTTGGAGAGGCGCTATCCAACACCGGGAAGCCAAGGGTGGGGCAGGGCGCTTTCTCTCAAACTGACCAACTATGATCCATATAGCTTTGAACTGTATTCGCTAACCGCGTTCGTGCGCGAGAGGAAAGATTAGATGGGCCTTGTATATCCCGATCTCCCAACGGTGGGGCAGCCGAACTCGACCGAGCAGCCGAAGGTGCGTCAGTCGCTCATTGATCTGCGGGACACCATCAACGGTTCGATTGCGGCAGCCAACCTGACCTCGGATGCTGTGTCTACCGTCAAGATTGCCGACAGTGCCGTGTCCACCGCGAAGGTGGCCGACAGTGCCGTGTCCACCGCGAAGGTGGCCGACAGTGCCGTTACCACCGCCAAGATTGCTGACAGCAACGTGACGCTGGCCAAAATGGCGGACAGCTCGGTGGGGGCAGCCGAAATTGTTGATGACTCGGTGGGTATCTCGGAACTGAACCCGGCGTACATTCAGGGGTACACGGTCACGGCAACGGACGCGGCAGGGTCGGTCACCATGACCTGGCCGACCGCGTTTGCGAGTGCTTTCTATGTTGTGGCGGCAACGGCCAAGGTGTCGGCCAACACGACCGCCAATGTGGTTGTTTCGTCGCAGACCACCACGACTGTAACTTTCGGATGGTCCGGTGGCCCTTCCGGGTCTTGGACGATTCAGGCTATCGGCATTCACCTTTAGGCTGTGCCAACTCCGGGCCTAAAGCTCGCGTTCACAACGGTTGATGATCGCAAGGTAACAACCGATCTGGAGCGCATCAAGGCGTGGTCGAAGCTGATTCAGACCGCGATTGACAATGTGGTTACTGGTGCTGTTCCGACTGGCCCTGCGGGCGGGGATCTGACGGGCACCTATCCGAATCCTGGTATTGCGGCAGGGGTGATCGTCAACAATGATGTGAGCGGCAGCGCGGCTATCGCGTACAGCAAGCTGGCCCTGACCCTGGCCATAGTGAACGGCGACATTAGCGCGTCTGCCGCTATCGCCTATTCCAAGCTGAACCTTGCGGGTTCTATTGTCAATGCTGACGTTGCTACGGGAGCGGCGATTGCTTACGCGAAGCTGAACCTGACCGGGGCTATCTTGAACGCTGACCTTGCCGGTTCGATTGCGTATTCAAAGTTGAGTCTCACGGGCGCGATCTTGAACGCCGACCTTGCGGGTTCTATCGCTCAGTCGAAAATCACGAACCTTACAACCGACCTTGCGGCTAAGGCACCGCTGGCCTCCCCTACTTTCACGGGCACCCCTTCGCTCCCCACTGGCACTACGGGAGTCACACAGACGGCGGGTAACAGCACAACGGCATTGGCAACCACCGCGTTTGTCACCACGGCAGACAACTTGAAGGCGAACCTTGCCTCCCCCACGTTTACGGGATCAGTTGTTGTCCCCGATCAAACAGCGGGCGATAACTCCACAAAGGCCGCGAACACCAAGTATGTAGACGCGGCGGCACAGGCGGCAGCAGCAGGGTTAACGATTCTCCCAGCCGCTACCTATGCGACAACGGGTGTCATCGGGACCGGAAACAACTCTATTGGCACAACGTGGGCATGGGCCATTTGGTCATCGGGCGGTATTTATGACGGCAGGCTCGGTTTCACTTGTGGTAGTAGCAGTCTCAAGTTTGATACTGCTGGGTTCGTGGCTTACCAAGCCGGATGGACGCTGCTTGTCAAGGACGAGTCCACAGCAGCCCGAAACGGGCTCTACCTGTTTCTAGGCGCAGGCGGCGGTTTCATCCGCGTGGCGGGGCTCAATGAAGTGGATCAGCAAGCGGTCCCGGGTATGTTCACAAGCGTTGTATTGGGCGACACAAACGCCGGTAGGGGCTATTACATATCCACTTCTGCCCCTATTACGGTCGGTTCAACCTCAATCGCTTGGACCCAATGGAACGCGACCCCGGGCACCCACGCGGCAAGCCATCTGCCGGGCGGCACCGATGCTCTCACCACGGCAGCGGCAGGAACGATCCTTCCCGATGACACGGCAGCCACCGGAAGCGCCGCATCGTTCGCCCGGTCGGATCACAAACACGCGATAGCGGCAGCCACGGCAGGTTCGATAGAGCCCGATGATGCGGCGGCGGAAGGGTCATCGTCATCCTTTGCCCGGGCCGACCATAAACACAGCATTGTTACCGCAACAGCCGGAACGATCCAGCCGGATGACGCGGCGGCGGAGGGTGTTGCCACCAGCTTCGCTAGAAGCGACCATAAACATGCGATTGTCGCGGCCACCGCCTCAACCATTGACGGCACCAACGCCGAGGGCTCATCCACCAGTTTCGCTCGGGCCGATCATAACCATGCGCTCCCGGCTATGGGCACATGGTTTCCGGTTCCGAACATGGGCAACGGAGTCAACTTCGCCATGACAGCGGGCACCCTGTATGTCGCCCGGATCATTGTGCCAACGAGCGCGACGTTGACCGGCATCCAGTTCTATTGCGCGACAACGGCTTCGGGCTCGGTGAAAGCCCAGCTCCATGACTCAACCGGGGCAAGGCTGAAAGACGGCACCGCCAAAACCCTTGCGGTCGGTGTGGTCCAGGCGGACTTCACAAGCACCTATGCCGCAGCACCGGGCATTTACTACTTGGGTTTGATTTTCAGTGCCGCGTCCACCGTGATTATGTCGGCCCCTCTCAGCCCATCGAACGGTGTGGCGACGGGTAGTTATGCCACCCCGCCATCGTCGTTCACAGCGCCGACAACCATCTATACAGTCATGCCGTCCATGACAAGCGTTTAGGTCAGGTACTATTCTGCTATGGCCCAACGGCGCAATCTACTGAAAAAGGCAATCGGGGAACCGGGACCGCTGAACGGCAAGACCCTTTCAAATGGGGTTAGGGGCCCGGCAGCCGGTGGCATGGACTTCGGTAAAGCCCTGAACGCCAAGCCCAAAAACTATGGTGCCCCGTCAGCTCCTTCCGCACCGAAACCCGACCCGAACGGGAATCCGAAGGTGACCATGCCCACGGGGCCGAAAGCGATCACCGCAGAGGATTTCACCAAGAATGGGGAGGCCGGGGTTGCGGGCCTCACAAGCTATAACCCTGCGAGCGGACAGCCGGACCCCCGCAGCGCACCGGGTAGCGACTACTGGAAGAACTTTTACCTTCTCCGCCAGCAGGCCACCACCGGGTATGGAGCGGCGCTAAACGAGCAGACACAGGCCAATGTCGCCTATGACCGCAGCGTGAACGACCTGACCGATAACCGTTCCAAATCACGCAAGTCTATGGCCCGGTCCCTCATTGGTACGGGCCTTCTCCGTTCCGGCTACCACAATGAGCAGCAGACAAACGCTGATAGCGACTACCTCACGGACCTGTCCCGCATGGGCACTGACAAGGCAGGCCAGGATTCGGCCCGGGCAACCGCACGGCAGGGCATTCTCGGTGATTTCGCCGCACGGGAATATGGTCTGTACGGGGATGCGGCCACGAACTACGCCGATCAGCAGGCCAAATCAGCGGCAGAGTCAGACCCCACATATGGTGGCAAGCGGTCACTCAAGAGTTACAACAAGCAGATCAGCCATTTGAAGGACCGTTACAAGAACGCAAGCAATGACAAGCAGCGCAAGGCCATTCTGGGTAAACTGAAGGATACCCGGGCCGCGAAAAACAAGACGTACGGAAAGAAGTAGATGGCTTCTAAGAAGTTCAACCAGCGCGTAAACAAGGCCGTCAAGCGGCGCATCCGCCGCATGGAAAACAAGGATCTTCTCGACCCGAAGAAAACCCTTTCCGGCAAGCAGATCAAAAGGGTGGCCGGGGCGCTCACGAACATTGAACTGAACCCGTCAATCCATGCGTACACCCGCAACGGCAAGCAGATTGGCCGTCAGTCGAAGCGTGACACCAAGGGGCTGAACAAGCTCGGCAAGCAGACCACCCGGGATATCGCCGGGGCGTATTCGGCGCTGGCGGGGGCCGGGCAGCAGAACGTGGCCGCACAGCAGGCAACCGCCCAGAACATGAACTCGCTGACCGCCGACATAAATCAGCAGCAGGCCGCAACCCAGCAGGCGAACGAGACAGGTGTTCTCGGGGATCTCACCGCAGCCCTTGAAGGCAACAACGCTGAAATGACCGGGTCGGATTCCCGGGCCCAAATGGCACTCCGCATGAAGCAGGAGCAGCTTGCGTCAGGACAGCTTGCGGCAGGCAACGCTAACCTGGCTAACGTGATCGGCGCTTCCGGTGTGGCTAACGCACAGGGACAGCTTCTGTCCGGTATCCAGCAGGGTACTGCCGCCATTGCTTCTAACAAGCAGATGATGGCTTCCCGTATCGCGCAGCAGAAGGCTGAGGCCCGCGATCTCCAGCGTGAGGCGTTCGCTAAGGCAGCCGATACCCGGGCCCTGAAGGGCGCTTCTCGTTTGAAGAACATCATGGATCTCCGGGCCGGGGAACGCACTTATGGTAATGAG